TACGGCCACCACCAAGATTGAAAAGTTTTATTATATTGATGGTAAAATGTATGAAGTCGTTAGTGTTACCTCTGAATACGTTTACTGGAATGTTCATCTAAGGCGCACGGCCAAGCAAAAAACATATCTATGACCAAAATTGTAAAATTAGAAAAATTTTCAAAAGAATTAAGTGAATACGCTAAAAAAGATATAGAGCTTTATAAAATGTCTGTTATTGATGCCCTTTATAAAAATTTATTAGTATTAATTAAGCAGTCTCCTGTCGATACAGGCCTGTATGCTCAGTCATGGGATCTCATCGTAGAAGAAAAGAGCGCAATCCTGGGAAACTATGCGCCTCATGCTCCTATTATCGAGTTTGGGGCTAGACCTTTTACGCCTCCATTGATGCCGCTCTTAAAATGGGCGAGAAGGGTCTTAAAAAAGCAAGATTTTGACGATCATGTATGGGCGCTTGCGAAATACACCCAAAATAAAATTTCTGAATTTGGTATGCAACCAAAACATATTTTGACAGATTCTATGGATAAAATAATATATGATATAAAAGTTAACCTTAAAAAGAACTTTAGATACGGGAAAAGATGACAATACCAAGCGATATGGCGGCAATTAGAGGCCTGCAGAAATATCTTGAGCAGGAAATGACGGATTTAGAGTCCGTTTATGATGAATTTCCTAATCATAATGAGAAAATGGTTCTTCCTTGTGCTTCAGTCATTACCGTTGGAACACCGACTTTAACCAATTTGATGCCATACACGTTTAAAAAAGAAGTCGATCCAGACAATGCGGATAATGACTTAGTTTATGATGTTATTGGTCAATACGATGCTAGAATACAGCTTGATTTGTGGACAGAGTACAAGATCCAAAGAGGTAGATTACTTGATATATTTGATAATGCTTTAAATAAGCAGCAAATTGAATCAGATTTACCTTCAGGGCTTTCACTTATTTTGTCAGACTACTATAGCGCAATTGCTCGATATGATAATGTGGGCTACACTTATATGGACAGTGAAGAAAATTCACAGAAAGATGAGTGGAGGGTGAAGGTTGATTTGCTTGTTAATTATCCAAAGATAAAGGTAAAATCAATTCCAAGGATAAGCGAAATTAAAATCATTAATCAGATTTCTGATGATAAAAATGTTGGGGATGATAACATTGAATTAGAAGAAGAAATTGATCTTTAGGGAGATAAAATAATGGGAATTTTTAGAACAAACAATCCTTTTCAGTATGATGAAGTTGACGGAATTGTCATTGATGAACAAGCTCCTGAGCCTAATGTTCAAGGCGTTGGAACTGGCGTTGCGATTCTGGCCGGTCAATTCCAGAGAGGTTCATCAGATCTTTCAAGAGTTTCAAGCATTAAAGATTTTCATGAAAGATATGGTAAATCTTCTTATCTTGGAAATATTCAATTAAAAAATAAAAAGTTTTCGACTCTTAAAATTATTAGAGTCGTAGCTAATGACGCTGTTTTGGCGAGTTTAACCGTTGATGATGGAGATTCTACTGATCTGGCCACTTTTTCGGCTAAACATAAAGGCGTTTACGGTAACAGTATTAAGATTACAATTGCCGCTGGGTCGGTTGAAGGAAGTAAATATACTATTGAGGATACCAGCGTAGGAAATGCTGAATTTTTCCCAAAAGAAATTTACGACAATGTTCTTATTACTGGCCTAGCGGCTGCCCTAGAAGATTCTAAACTGGTTAATGTTTCTGTTATCGCTACCTCAGCCGAGCCAGATCCTATATCAGAATCAGCTTTAACAAGTGGATCTGATGGGACTGTTGGTGACACAGACTATGAAACAGCAATGGAAAAAGCCGAGCCTGATTCTGCTGGTAACATTCTTTTCTTAGATGACTACAGCCAAACTAGAAACGGTTATCTAAAAACTCACGCAGCAATAACCCAGAATAAAATGGTAATTTGTGCTGAAGAAGAAGGAGATGCCGTTTCTGATAATGAGACTGACGTAGCTCTATTAAGAGATACTGACGGACGTATTATTTATGCATCAAATTGGGTTCAGACCAAAATTGATGGTAAGCCAAAGTTCACTTCTCCTGCTTCATGGTACGCTTCCATCTTGAGTCAAATTGGGGCGCATATTGATCCTGCATACGCTGGAAATTCTGAATTTTTATTTGGTGTAACAGGTCTTAAGAAAGATCTCACAAGAACGGATTACATTGCTCTTATGGATGCTGGCGTTTCTGCTTTTGAATTTGATAGCGATATTGGTTTTAAGATTAAATCAGGTATTGTTACCCAGATTGCAAACAGTTCAAAGCTTACTGTTGTTCGTAGACGTATGGCCGATTATCTAACAAATAGCTTAGGCCGTTTTTTGAAAGTTTATCAAAACGATGTGAACAGAGCTTCAAAAAGAACGGCTGTTAAAGGGGCCATGCTAAGATTCATCCAAGGCCAAGAGTCTGATGGGATCTTGCCAGGTGATAGCGAAGTTCAAAATGGACTCGCTAAAATCGTAGACATTGATTCAGAAAACACAAATGATTCAATTGCTGCTGGTAGATTTATTATTGTTTATAAGCAGAGAATCTTTAGCAGTATGAGATTTATTATTTTAAAAGCAGAAATTGGCGAGTCGGTCGTCGTTACCGAGGGAGAATAATTACTATGAGAATTTTTAATATAAAAAGTGCTGGTGATGCTTCAATTCGGGGGCATCAGACAAGGTTTGAAATGTACCGAGATGGCGCACCAGTTGTTTTTAACACAATCACAAACGTACAAATCAACCAAGACTCAAACTTTTCAAGGTCTTTCTATGTTGGATCTCCAGTCCCAGAAGGCGATCAATCAATTGAAGGTTGGTCTGGTCAATTTGACTTTGAAGTAAAAAATGCAATTGCTGAAGAATTTATTGACGCTCTTATTGCTAATAATCTTAATGGGATTGGTGTTACAGAAGACACATTTATAGATACTGAAATCTACCCAGACGGAACTAAAGCGACTTATGTTTATTTTGACTGCCAGTTTAGTCTTTCTAAGACTAAGCCAGGCCTTAATGAAAAAGTAACTAAGACAATCAATTTTCAATCCGCTGGAAGATTGAGAGTTTAATTAAGATAAAAAATAGAGGGTCAATATAGGCCCTCTATAGATACATAAAGTTAAAAAGGAGTATTTATGAGTGAAGAAAAACAGCAAGTCAACGTAACAAAGTTCACACTATCTACAGGTAAAGAAATCTTTCTAAGAGAGCCGAAAATTTCTGATACCGAACACGCCACAAAAATTGCTGGAATGGAAGCAGGGCCAGAAAATACGGCCTATCTTGGGACTCTTTTTCAAAAAGAAATGGTCAAGCTTTTGTTGGTTGCCGTTGATGGCAAGCAGTTAAGCTTAAAAGAAAAAATGTCTATGGACTCTCTATTTAACATGAAAGAATACGGTCAAGTATCGAGATGCATGAAAGTTGTTCTTGGAGATGATGACGGGGGAAAGTTCGAACTAACCCCAGAAATAGTGACTTTATAAGGCAACTTTGCTGGGTTCAAAGATACTGTTCTATCTCAAGGCATGAAATTTACAATATGACTCCTGCTGAATTTAAGATATACTGTGATAAGTTGAATGAAATTTTATCAGAAGAATCAGGTAAGAAATAATGTCAATAAGTGCCTTTGCAGTAGTTTCAGAATTTAGATTTGATGTTGCAGATGCCATTATTGGCACTGGAAAACTTCAAGACAAGGTAGATGGCCTCTCTAATTCCGTTCAGGGCGCTTTGGATTCAGTTCAGGCGCTTGGAATGGGGTTTATAGCTAATTTTAGCGGTTCCAGTGCTGGTATTTTAGGCTTTCTTGGAAATGCTATTTCCATGAGTGATAGGTTTACTCAATCTCAAATTTCTTTTGTTCAAATTATAGATTCCAATATGGCCCACCTTGATGGAACGATTGGAAATATGAATGAGCAAATGCTTACATCTCGAAAGATCATGAATGAAATAGCTGGTGATGCCAGAAAGTTTGGTTTACCAGCTAATCAATTATTGCAGATGACTAAAACTCTTAGTGCAATGCTTGTCCCAAAAGGTCTGGCCGGAGATAATTTTAGCGGTGCTAGAACAATGTCTAGGAACTTACTTAAATCTGCTCCTAACCTGGGGATTAATCCTGCTGATGTACAGGGGCAGCTATTGAGGTCTATTGAGGGTTCGGCCTCTATGGGTGACACATTATTTAGAAGATTGATTACAGAGGCTCCTGAATCCTTTAAAGAGAATAATGTTACTGATGCTAAAAGCTTTAATGTTTTAGATGCCAAGAAAAGATTCGATATTTTAAATGAATCCTTATCCAAGTTTGCAAATAACGCAAAGATTGTGGATATGATGGCGAATACTCTTGGCGGTGTAATGCAATCAATCCGTGACTTATTTATGTCGTTTAATTCAATTTTAAAGCCTTTGGGCGACGTTATACTCCCTCCATTGATTAAAGTGCTACAAATGGCCATAAAGTACTTAGATAATCAAGGTCGTCAAATAGTGGAGTCTATGGCGAGGTTTATTAAGCCTCTTATCGAAAATCCAAGAGAAATGCTTTTAAATCTACAGAGCCTTGCAGGACTCTCCAAAGATATTGCTCAAGCTGGGGGCATTGTTACCCTTGCTGTTGGACTGGCCCACCTAGGGGAAATCCTACACTTTATGTCTGGAATCCCTATTTTAGCTGGGATCGTTAAGCCTCTACAGATGCTTTATGACATATTATTAAAATTGCCTGTTATTGGTGGAATATTAACCAGCTTAACAGCAATGTTTAACGTAGGAGTCGTGGTAAGTTTTGGTGGAGCGATAAAAGCCCTAGGGATTACTCTTGTTAAGATGGCGGGATTATTTGCCGTTTTATTAATTCCAATTATGGGATTTACTAGGGCCATGGCCAGGATCAAACTCGACTCACTTGATTGGATTGCTAATAATATGTCAGGTATAATTGATTCCTTTGCATCTTTAAAGAGAAGCCTTTCAATTATGTTTTCTCCTATCATGGATTTGATTACAGGTTGGGAAGAATTGTTCTATTTAATATTTTCTGGTACTGGTGCGCTCGATGCAC